GCCGATCACCCTGCCGCGATAACTGGCCGCTCCGCCGCCGGTGGCGGATCCAATTTCGACCCACCCGGGATTGCGGTCCAGCGCCTCGGCCAGCGTCGCCCACATGACCGGCTTGACGTCTCCCTGGACGCCGGAAGTAGTTCTCCACACTCCGCGCTCCCACCAGATCTCACACTCAATGTCCGTGTCGTAGTAGCGCTGAAAGTCAACTGGAACCAGGGGGCGGGACAAGGTCGGACCGCTCTGGATGATCGCCAGCAGCGGTCTCCAGGCTCCGGCGGTGTAAAGGTATGCCTGCAAAAAGTTGTCGTAGCCGGCGGTGCACTGCAGCCACAAGGGGACGAGAGTATCCGACGGAACTGTGGGAGACACCCGGTAGGGAGGATCCAGCGACGCGGAGATGTCCAGCGGAACGTAGGTAGCCAGGGCGTAGTCCCAGACCCACCACTGCATGCCGCCTCTCAGCCACGGTCCTTGGTTGGACTGCGGCATGGTATTCCCATCGGTGAACGTTGAAATACCGAACGGCGCAATGATCGACATGCGCTCGACAATGTGGTCGAAAAACTCCTGGGGGTTTCCGTGAAAGGCGGGGTCGATGGGGACCGCCGCGATAACCAGACCTGTATTGGTGGATGTTGCCATAATTATGAGAAGATAACGCTGCTCGATCCGTCGTCGACGCTGGTGCCGGTCGTCACGTCACTGGTGGTGACGCAGTAGGCCGGCGACTCGTAAGTGTATTCGGCCTCCCGGTGGGTGATTGGTCTTGTGAAGTCTAGTGAGTTCATCCGCCTGCCTGTCTCCAGGGCCCGTATGTCGGCGGCAGCACCCGCTGCGCCTCAAGGCCCGCTTTTCGTTTGGCTAGCTGCAGAGCCACCTTATCGGCGGCAGCCTGCGTGACCGGGCTTGATGCGACCCCGCTAGCCGTCCACTGCACCCCGAACATATCGTAAGATACCGACTGCGTGCTGGTATACTCGACCGGCAGATCACTTGCCAGATCCTCGTAAGCCTCTTCCAGGTCGTCGTCCGCCGTGGCCGCGCCGTCAAACCGGACCATGTTCTCCCGGGTTTCGTCCTGCTGGCACTCGCCGGAGCCGTGTTCGTTCCGCGCGTCCATAAACACCCGAATTCCACGGAGTGCTCCCACACCCTGCACCAGGATCAAAAACATGAACGCCTGGTCCTCGGCCTCGATCTTCGGGCGCTCGACGCCGCAGCTTGTGAGGCTGTCGGCGACTACGGTATTGACTTCCGGGCTGCGCAAGATCCGGCTCTGCTTCTTGCACGCGTAAATTTCGGTAGACGTATCCCAGACCGACGTCGCGTCTACGCTGCCCCGCGCAGACTTGACGCGTTTCGCAAACAACGGCTTGAACCGCCCGCGAGTTGCGCCGGCCCAGGAAATTTTCATGTCCACTTCCCCCTCCATCTCCGAGAAATAGAAGTCGGCGTAGCGGAGCGCTTTGTCAGAAATACTCTTGCCAGCGTATCCCCGGGTGCAAGCCGCCCAAAGAATATCGCACCCGTTGTCCCGCCGCTCGTTAATGAACGCTTCCCAAAGCCGGTTCTTGCCGTCGTAATCTTTCGACACGTGGTAGACCCTGGACTGGCCGGCGACTAACCCGGACATCCACTGCACCGGGCGCGTCCCCATCCAAAAACTGTTCCAGGTGGACGTGGTCCCGCCCTCCTCAAGCTGCCCTAGTCCGCTCTCGTCGAGCACCCAGGTGTGCCGGTTGTAATTGTCGGCGAACGGGACAGACATCAGCAGATAATTCTCGAAGGACGCCCCGGCAATTTTGCTCAGGTTGCCGTCCAACCGGGATTTGCTGATGCCCATCTCCACGTCCAGAAACGTCAGCCGGGAAGATTGCTGCGACATTAGCGCCGTATCAAACCGGGTCAAGCCGTGCTGGCTGAACCACCACAGTAAACCGTAATGCGACGTCACACTGCGGGCCGCCACGCACCCGATAGTCGGGAGCAACAGCTTCTGGAAATCGTTTGTCGCTGGCCACTGGGTTCTATCACGGAGTCCGGACTGAAAGATGGTCGTGCTGGAGTCTGTAAAAACAATCAGATGCGGGAGCCCGGTCGTTTGCATCTCCGCCATCCCGGTAATGGCCCCGGGAAGAACGAACGAGTCCGAGCCGCCCAGGTAGTATCCCTCGATAAACGTAAACGGGTCGTAAATATCCGAGCCGAACAACTTCTCCTCCCGCGCCACCCATAGCCGGCCTCCGGAGAACGCCATGTGAGTTCCCATCGGGGTAAGACCGGCCCCGGCGTTATGCCCGGACTGCCCGCCGTCAAACCACGCCGCCGGCGACAGCCCGTCCTGAATGAACAAGACCGCCCGGGGATTGATAAAAGACTTGCTCCCGTCCGGGTTAAGCTCCACTGTCTGATCGGCAACGGCGAAGTAAACCATGTCCGCGCGCGGCGACAGGTTAATATCCGCGAGCCGGTAATACGTCTTGAACGGATAGTCGCTCACATACACCCTGCCGTCCACAACACACACGATCTGTTCGGACGCGTTTCGGCGCGAGCGGAACAGGCACCCGCCCTGCAGCTTCCCGTCCGGGAGGCAAAACTTAATCTCATAGCCAGGCCGGCACTGGAGCAGCCCGCCCCGGTTCACGGTATTCATGCTCCACACGTAGCCGCCGTCCGTAATCTGCACGGGCTCTAACGCGGACTGCATCCCGCGAAGGAACGTTAAATCCCCGTCAAAACTATCCCGGTGTCCGGCTGGAACATTGCTGCGCGCCATACGTCAATCAATTTCGTCGCAACGATCGTAGATAGCGATCTCGTCGTTAATCTGGATCGGCATGCTAGTCGGGGGCCCGATCACCGCCTGCCGCTCTTCCAGCAGCCTCGCGGCGGTGACTTCAAACGCCTGCCCGTTGGGGAAATCCTGCTCCTTGTAAAACTTGATCGAGAGCATCGCCATTTTCAGGGCGAGCCGCGAATGAATGGGGACGGCATCGTAAAGCCCGCGCAACTGGATGATGCGCTTACGATAGGCGATACGAACCACGGTAGCGTCCCGGCTGAGCCGGATTCGCCGGTATTGCGGGTCCTGCTCGTCCCAATCCAAGATGGCCAGAACGGTCGGCGTTCCGGTTGACGCGTCGAGGGATTTAATTTGAACGGTGCCGTTGGTAACGGCTTTCCAGATGCGGTCGATCCGCGCAACGCACGGAGCGTCCGGAGCCGGCATGGAGTAACCGAACACGGTGGGCAACTGGTGGCCGTCCCGGTAGCTGCCGTCGGGCAGTTGCGTTCTGAGCGTGCGCCCCTCCTTGTCGATGCCGAAGATCCACACTTCCGCGTTCTCGTCGGAACTCTTCTCAATGGTCGCCACGATCTTGGACGGACAGAACAAATCGCGGAACACCGCCACGAGCCCGTGATCGTCCCACTCCCACTTGCACGGAGAACACCCGCAGTCCCCCAGGCCGTTGTAGTGAAACCGAAAAAGCATGTCCCGAGCCAGCGACGGGTGCCCGTCGATATTCACCGAGAGCGGCGTTTCGACGTTGCGCGGCAGCGTCACGCATCGGCCGGAACAACACAGATCCGCGAACCCTATCAGCGGGTCGATGTCGCCCTTGAATGCGATCAACTCGACCGCATCGTTAATGTGGTCAAGCAAACTGGCTAGCGAGCACTCGCCAAAGATCTTGCGGGCCTCGTCGATGATGTCGTTAACAATCATGGTCAGTCGTCCTCGGCTTCGTCCTCGGCTTCGGCTTCGGCCTTGTAGCGGGAGAACGCGTCTTCGCGATCCTCAAACTCGTTGCCGTCGGATGAATCCGCTTTCACCCCGGTGATAGCGTGAAGCTCCAGGCGGCAGCGATAACTCTCTTTGTCTTTACGCTTCTCCGTAGTTGTCTCTTCTTTCGTGTAGTGAAACGTAATAGACCCGGAGTCCGGCAAATTCGCGAGCTTGCTGTCCGCGCCGGTAAGATGAACGGACGGATACATCACTTCGTGCTTGTGTTCTACAGGGTTCGTCGACACCGCGAACGGCCCGCCGCTCCCACAGCATTTTTCTCCAAGTTTGATCTTCATGTTTTAGACGTAGATCCGGCCCACCGTGAACCGGAAAGTAAGGGTTAAAGTGTGCGTGTTCGCTTTGGTCTGGTTGCTGTCCATGATAAACGCGTAGCTGGACCGTCCAGCGTTGCATGGAGGGGCGCTATTTGAGTTACCGATACCGATGGTCCGGACGGTGCCGTTGCATTCCCCGACGGCAAAGGTAACGACTTTGTCCTGGTAAAACACTCCAAGAGTATAAGACGGCGCTGGTATGTCTTTATACCCGGTCGCAATCCGCGCCGGACTGGCGTCCCCGTAATTCGCGGAAAACCCGGCGGAAGAGTCCGAGGCGTAAATCGACGTGTTTGCCCCATACACGCACGGCTCGGCGGAGTTCGAGGACGAGTCGAAAACCGTGTTGACCACCCCGTTCGCGTCCATGCTCGACAAACCGACGCCTTCCAGCCGGTGGTCCCCCGGGAGAACTCCCCACCCGGTGACTGTCAGATTCAACGCCGCGCTAACCGCCGGACTCATTATGACATCCAGCGTGTAAACCACCCGGAGTTGCTGAGCAACTCCAACAGCGACCGGACCCGCGAGTTTGATCCGCGAAAACAAGTTGCCTCCGACAGCGGGGCGGAGCCCAATTTCTGTGTAGTTAACCGGGGCAATCTCCGCAGTGAAATCGAAAGTCCGCTTGTGCGTGATCGTATCCGTGACCCGGGAGCTTCCACAGTTTCCAACCCCAGTGAGGTATGTATTGGTTGCCTTCGCCTCGGAAACAAGCCCGGTCTGAGCCGTGTAGTAGACCGAAAATTGAGTAGTGCCTACCGCGTTGGCGGCGTCCACCTCAACTTCAATCGCGCTGGTGCGCGACACGATCTTCGCCTCTTCTCCGCTATTGAACACAATTCGGTCGCCCACGTCGCCGGCAACGAAGGCAAAACTAGGAGCGCCGTCGAGGGTAACCGTGGTTCCAGCCCAGGATGCCGTGTCGGCTCCAGAGGCCCGGCTGGTGTCGGTAGCTCCAGTCCCAGCCGCGCAGTATAGAAACGTGCTGGCCCAAGCCCGGCTGAACACAAAGTCAAGACCTGTGTCGAGGATCAGATTGTCCTGCCATGGGTGATCGACCACAACACAACCGTTTTCCACCACCTGGCACTTGACGCGCCCGTGAGCGCGCTGGCCAAACACTGTTTTGATCTCGTTCATATTTTTTCTCTGGTCACGCATACACTCCGCTCAACGCGGAGATAGCGGCTGTTCCTCCGTCGCCTGGCGGAGTTACTGGCACCATGATTTCGACATAAGCTCCGCTGCGGACCGCCGCGTCCGATAGTCCGGTCTCGTTTGCGCCCAATTCCGTGGGTATGTCCACAACAATCATCACTTCCACGTAGTCTCCGCTCAAGATCTCCTCGTTGGAGAGACCCGCGTCTGTGCTCGTGTCAGCGACAACCGCGTCAAAATAAACTCCGCCCAGAACCTCCAGGACCGACCGCCCCGCGTCCGTCTGCGCCGGTGCGAAAACGACCGCGTTGAAATACACCCCGGACCGGGCCGTAACAGACTGCCGCGCGTCCTCGTCGAGCTTCTGCGACCACGGGCCGTATACCCGGCTCCGAAAGGAAACCTGGTCCGTCAGCGCCCGGCTGGTCGCATGCGTCATTCCCCACAGGTAGTGCCGGCGACCGATGCACTCAACCTTAGTGAGCCGCTCTAAAGATAGCCCTGACAGGACCAAGGCGACATACTCGATTGCGAAATTATCGCGCTGGGCCCTAGCGTAAATAGCGTCACCGGCTGGCTTGAGGTAAAAGCAAATTACGTCCGTGGACCCGGTATACTCCACCGCGAACGGCAGCCCGTTGAACAGCACTCGCGGGGTGATCCCCGGCCAGGAAACCGCCGTGGGAACCCCCACTACCCACCGGTGGAGGGTAACGGTGCCGCCCGCCGAGTTCTCAACCGCCAGAACAGGATACCCGTTCTGATCAAAACCGAGAGAAATTTGTTTGTAAGTCCCGGACGAGACGAGGATTGAGTCCAAGCCGCTGGTGTTGCTGATCACTACCGACGGACTGGCCGTCACGAGGCGGATCCCGCCGCCGGGGGCCTCGAAAGCCGCCCAACGTTTAGTGAACGGATCCGGCTGCGCCGTGTTGAGAAAATCCGGGCCGTCCGCCCAATCCAGACGCAGCGAACCGTCCGGAATCGCCCCCTTGGATCCGTAGCCGTAGGTGTTGAAATTCTTGGGTATCATCTTCAACTTACGGAGGCAGCACGTAAGGGGGGTTGACGTTTACCGACCAGCCGTCAGGAACGGTCCACGGGCTGGAATACCAATACCCTCCGGAGCACTGCTGTTCCAGCGCCTCGGTGTTGTAGACGCCGGTGCCAATAACGCCGGCGCACGTCTCAACCCCGCAATTTAGCTGCGCGGCGGCCGCCGGGGCGTAAACGAGCACCGCCAGCGCCTTGGCCAGCGCCTCCGTGAAGCTCACCGAGGTATTACCGGGGATCAAGTAAGTAACCGAGTTGCCAGTGTTGCCGGATCCGGAACAGAAAAACGTGTGGTAGAACGGCGGATTCGGGGTCCCCTTGACTGGAGGATTCGGCGGTCCAAGATCGTCTCCGGGCCGGTAGTGCGCTTTGTATCCCTGCAGGTTGCTGCCGACCGTGAACCAGCCGGAGCTCCGGTGCGGAACATGAACCGTCCCATCCGGGGCGGTAAGCGTTCCGTCGTCATTCTCTGTCCAACCGGCCGGCACGGCAACAAACGTCTTGCCAGAGCTGTAGGTCAAGTCGTAGCGGGTGCGGTTACAGCACACAACACAGACGCAGTTCTGGAGGACTTTATAACTCATCTAGCGAGAAACTTTCCACGTGCTCGTCTACAACACGCACAAACGTCGGCGAGTTGTAAAGCAACTTCAAGGGGAGCTCCGGGAGCCAGGTAACATCTCTCGGCCGGTCGAGCGTATTGTCCATCATCCACTCAATACCGGCCTTGTCCGTCCACAGCACTACGCAGTGCGCCCCGGGGCCCGAAAAAGGACTGACCCAGAAGTAAGACACAACCTGAGCTCTGACAGCATATCCCTGCTCCAGCAGCCGCAGCCGGGTCTCCAACGCATACGGCATGCAGTGCTGATCCACCTGCCAGCCGGCTTCGCGGTTGTAAAGTATCCGGCCCAGGGGATCCTGGGCGAACACCAAAAACCACAGTGCCAGCAACCACGACATGCTAACCCTTTCGCTCGGCCCACTCAACAGCGTAGTAACAGACCGACGTGCCGCCGAGACCGGTAAGCGTCAGAACAACCGGCACCGGGGCGGTCCCGCCGGCGTCATTGCTCAGCGGGATAGTATCGAGTGCTTCTTTGGAAGCGGCTGTTTTCGCCCCGGCCCCAGCCGCCCCGACGTGGAACGCCAGGATGCACTCGCCGGGAGTATACGTCGCGATTGTCTCGTGCCGTTCGGTGATCGAGGCGGTGCCAGAACTTGTCCAGACTCCAGTCACCGCTAATGCTCCCCCCGCATACAACTGAACAAGAACCGGGTTGGCCCCGGACACAACATGAACAGAGTTGATGAAAAACTGGCCCCGGTTTACTTTCGCGTAGGTGGGTTTCAGCCGCATAGCCAGCGTGTTAGTGGCTGTCCCACTCCCGGCGGTAGCCGAGGCTATCGCCCCATAAGCGAGGCCGACGCCGACATCTTCGTGGGCTCCGCCCTCAGTAATAACCGTTTGACAAATAGCCTTCATCGTCACCGCCGCGCCGGTCCCGTCGTTCGCAATCTTATACCGGACGGGAAGGTTCAAAGTTGTGCTGGAGACGGTGGCGATAAGATTGGAGTGCGTAAACTGGTGCGCGAAGTATGTCACTCCATCCACAACGAACCCAATACGGATGCGACCCGCGCCGAGCCATTGGCAGTCCAGCACGAGAATCTGGGCCATTGCCAGGTTCAGAGTTTTTCCGCTGGGCCCTGCGCCGTTAAACTTGTCGAGGTTCCAGCTCGCCTGCGGAACCGTTTCCGGAACCACGGAGCCAGTAGCTTTGCTTCGGCGCACAAAATTCACGGCCGCCGGCGTTTGTTCCAGAAAATAGCCGTTCTCGTCGTCGAAGTATCCAGCCGACTTAGTCGTTCCGACGGCGGCGGCCCCCATGACGAAGGTGATAAGTATCTGCTGAGATCTGCCGGGGTGGTATCGAAAATACTCGCGAGTCTGCAGCGTAGCGCTTGACGCGTTGGTCACCCCTGTCGCCAACTGCGCCGCGCTTTCGTTCGGCAAATGCGACACGGACCCGGCGGGACTTCCCGTGGTGACTACTTCCCAGTGCCGGGTTTTCAAATCATACTCAAACTGCGAGTCGAAAATCGTGAACGGCACACTCGTCCGCATCCGTCCGAACGCGTCAAGTTGAGCGCCGTCCGCGTATCTAATGTTGGTGTTTGTGGAGTAGCTCATAAATCAGATGATAAACCAGTTGCTGCCGTCGCTGACGATTGTTACAGAAGCCCAGGGATCGACGATGACGACATTCGGGTCGGCGTCAATCGTCTCCGCGATGGCGGGAGTAATAGTGACGGTATCGGCCCCGGCGTCGATTTTTTTCACTGTGTAGAGTTTTCCGGCCCCCACGGTAACCGCCGACGGCAGCGTGACCACAATAGCCCCGGCCGTGGCGTCCGCAAAAAGCAGCTCGTCATTGTTTTCGGCACCGTCGCTGATAGCGATAGTCCGGGCGCACCGGTTGGCGCTCGGATTGGTTACCACGTGCACTTTTTTGTCGCGAGCAATGGCCACGCCGGCGACCGCGTTCACGGGCGGGAGGTAGATGTTACGGATGGTAATTACATTGCCCGCGATATTGGTGACCTGGAAAATTCCGGCGGTTTCGATGCGAACATCGACCCCGGTATAAAGAGGCGACGCGACGTCGAGCTCCACCGTCGCAGTAGCGCCGAGCGCCGGGACAACGAAGTCGCCGGCGGCCGCGTTGAGCGTTCGGACGTTCGTGTCGGGCCCGGTTGCCCCGCGAGGGCCGGACGGAGAGATAGTCACGCCCGCCGGGATGGCGGTGCCGACAGCCGCGTTGTCCGGCGGCGTGTAAAGATTGCGCAGCGTGATGGTCCCGGGCCCTTTGGCCTGGACGGAATACCACCCAGCGCCGGTGACGAAAACGTGCTCGCCGACGGCGGCCCAGACGGACGACCCGACGTTGATCGGGCCTACGTTCGCCCCAACTGCGGGAACGTTGAACCCCCCGGACGTGACCGTGTAGGCCGGCTGGCCGTTGGCCCCGGCAGCGCCACCCGCTCCGGCTGGCCCCGTGCCGCCGGGGACTCCCTGGATACCCTGGACACCCTGGGTGCCGCTGCCTCGCGGCCCTGCGATCGTTACGGCCGCGCCAGCGGGGATCGTGACATCTTTTCCCGACATCGACTCCTCGTCGAACACCACAAACAGCTGGTTGCCGGCCTGGGCGGTGATCTGGACCCAGCCGAGCCGGGCTACGTAAAGCATCATCCCGGGGCTCAGAATCGACCCGTCCAGAACATCAAACGAGAACCCGTCGCCCACGTTAGGCGAGGCGAACTGGATCGCCACCACCGTATACGCGGACACCCCGGGGACACCCGGGATACCCTGGAGGCCCTGCAGCCCCTGCAGGCCGTAAATACCGTCCGCGAACAACCGCAGAAAATAGCAGCCGAGCCCCTCGTCGGGAGCCCGGGGGTTGCCCGGGAGCCCGCTGGCAAGGTTGCAAGGGAGTATCCATTCGACTTCTCCGTTGACCACCGTCTTAGTCAGCTGGCCAAAAAAATAGTAGATGAAATTATCGAGGGAACTTTGCAGCGTTTCGTTTGCGACATCCGCTTCCTGGCACTCCGCGCAGGGCGGGCAGCAAGTGTTGGCCGTTACATTAGCGCCAGAGCTGCAGTGTGAGCACGACATACGTTAATCTTTCACCAAAGTTTTGACGGCAAGCCGGGTAGTCTCGTCCTGGGCCGTATCATGGGCACGGGAAAACATATCCAGCACTTTCGCTTTAACGTCCGGGTCAAGCGCCAGCGCGTCGACGTCTTTCTTGAACAGTTTTCCGCCTTTCAAAACCTGAGCCAGCATCCGGGACGCGGCGGCTCCGCCCATCTGCAATGCGTTCAGCCCCACCGAAACGCCCGGGTTACTCATCGCCAGCGCCTGCATCAGCACCCGCGCGACGAAGTAAACCACTAGCAGCACGAGCGCAATGCCGCCCACCCAAACAAAATAGCTCACCTGGATAAGTCCGGTGCCTTCGATCTTTTTGCCCTCCAACGGCTGCACGTCGTCCCGGTAACTGTCGATGTTCCGGTCGTAACCGGACCGTTCGTGCGACAGTTTCGCGGCGAGATCCGCCGCAGTTCCGTCCCAGGGATCTGACGGGGGGCCCAACGATAGCGATAGCGCGTCCGCCACCGCTCTCGCGTCTTGCAAGGGCAGGATGGAAGCTACGGCGTTGCCGGACGTCGCGGCGCGTAGTGCGGAGTCCGCCCGGCGCTCAGTCAGCTCGGCTGCTTGGCGCTCGTGTTCTAAAAGTCGCCGTTCTTTGCCCGGCAACGCCTGAACTTTTTTCTGAAACAGCTCAACCTTTTTCGGGATGAGAGTGCCGCACCCGGTTGCGCCGGCCAGCAGGGCGGCGGCGAACAACGATACGGCTAGCTTTTGTGTCTTGTGCATCGGTTTTAGCTAAAACTTTTCGGAGAACAAGCATCTTGTAAACCACATAGGCCACCGACACCAGCGCCAGCAGCACTTGCCCCGCCTCCGCCAGCACGCGCACCATCGGTTCGGCGGGGCCAAACGAGTTCGACACCACTCCAACAATAAGGTTGCCGCTGGCAATCGCCGTAACGGAGTCAGATCCGGAAATTACGCTCATACGATCAAGCCAACTTTCTTCGCAAAATAGTCGATATACTCGTTCTGGATCAGCGTGGAGTCCGCCACAGTCCGGATCATAAAAGCGGAGATGGCGATGCCGCAACATTGATCGGTGAAGGGGCTCGCCCCCAAAGTAAAACCCTTGTTGATCCCGCCCAGAGCTCCGAGAGTTCCAGTGAGAGCCGCAGTCTTGTTCAGCCGGACACCGCTGGACGCTCCGTTATACACTGCCGAGATAACTCTCCAGGTATCCACCACGTAAGCCGTCCCCCGGTCGATTCGGTTGAACGGAGCCGAGTTGACGTAGATCGACTCGTCCGTTGCATTGAAATCGCAAAATGTGGCCCAGGTAGGAGTGGTGTTGTCCCACAGAGATCGGTTGGCCGAAATTCTCTTCGGCATGTAGCAGAGATAAAACGTGAGGGGCTGCGCAAGACTCGCGTGCGTTCCCGTATAACCCATCTTGAGATACGCTCCCCAAGACGTCGTGAGCCCGTCCTGAGTGTAGACCGCCCTTGCGCCACCCGGGGCCGGCGCAAGCGAGTAGTAAAAGCTGGGATTGGCAACGTAGGTAGTGGACATGCCGACGTTATCGGTTACTTGCCACTCTAAAAGCTCGACCTGCCCCTGCCCGGCGGCGTTGGGATCCCGCACGCCTACCAGAACATTCCCGTAGGTGGCGTGTCCGGTGAACGTGGTCGAATACTCGGTGGACGTCCCGTCAATGGTAATAGCTGTGCTGTTTCCGGAGGCTGCGCCGCTGTGGTAAAGCTCGATCGCGGTGTTACCGGAGATCCGCTTGATCTTGATTCTCATCCGATAGGTGACCCCGGGCTGGGTTATGGCGAGCGTCTGCCAGACAACCCCGTTTTGCGCGGTAAACGTCACCAGGGTTGCGGAGTTAATCGTGGCGCTCGTCACCGAGTAGATAGTGGGCGCAGTCATGTTCTCCGAAGCCCGGATCCAGTTTCCTAAAGTATCTGTCCGGCTAAGAACCGGTCGCGCCCACGCGCCGAGGGCCGGCCCAAAATTGGTGGTGTTAACCAGAGTCGTCTTGTCCACCTGATACGCCATCCGATTGCCCCACGAGGTGACATTTCTATCGGCTCCGGTAACAACGTAGTTGTCAGCGTCCCACCAGCCCCAAGTATTCGCGTCATTGGGGTCTGGAGACCAGCCAACCACGGAACTATTGAGCAGCGCCCGGCGGGTTGCGATGTTGATCGGCATACCTTAATCCCGGAGCACGCCGAACGCGATTGAAAGATCCCCCGCCGCCACGTAGTCAGGAGTTCCGGTGGCGATCGTGATGCAGTAAATGTGCTCGTCAGCGGACGACAGGACCAGCCCGATGCCGGTCTTGAGCGCGATGCTCACTGACCCGGCATCGTAATAATCAGCCGCCAAAACTTTCACGGTGCCGATAACCTTCGCAACGTCGTTCGCGTGCAGCGTGAACGCGCCGTGATCGGCGACGGTGCTGGCGGAGGGATTCGCGTTGAAAAATACAAAAATCAGTTCCGCCTTTTGGTCCGCGTTATCAGTTACCGCAATGCTCTGGAGCACGCATCCGTAACCGGACGTCCGGGGGAGATGCAATGTCCGCAAACCGGCCACGAT